TTCATCGAGGCGAGCGCCGTCAAGGGGGAGCTCGTACTCGATCCGTTCGGGGGATCAGGAAGTACTCTGGTGGCCGCTGCACAACTCGGCTGCAAGTTCATCGGAGTCGAAAGCCACGCTGACTTCTGGCGCTCTGCTGTGGATCGTGTATCGCGTGATCTGGCGGCACAGGCGGAAGCTGACGTGGTACCAGATGCTACTGCTGGCAACGGTGCTGACACTGGACAGAACCCTGCGGAGTAGTCTTTGCCATCAAGCCTGCACGGAACGGTAGTCCCGCCCAGCGGCAGCCTTGCTGGGCAGATCGCCATTGTAGCCGCCCGACCCGGCGCAGATGAGTGCTTCACTAAGAAGCCGCTTACCGGCCCGTCGGGCGAGCTACTCTGGCGGTTACTGGGGGTTAGTAGACATGAAGTCTACGCAACGAACGTGCGTCGCGACTATAGTGACACACACTCGGTTCCGACCCCCACTGAAATTGATGAAGTATTGCCCTCACTGTGCAGAGAGCTTGCTGCCTCCTCAGCGAACATCTTCATTGCTCTGGGAAACCAGGCACTCTTTGCGCTCACTGGGAAAAGTTCCATTGAGAAGTGGAGGGGTAGCATCCTTCCATGTACTCTGGTGCCCGGTCGCAAAGTCATGGGCACTTATCATACAGCAGCCGCGCTTCGCACCTACCCGTGGACCTACATCATCGAACACGACTTAAGGAGGGCCAGACGTGAATCGCTGTCCCCGGATATCCGTAGACCTGTCCGTAAATTCCTCCTCGACCCCACCCTTGTCGAAGCTGTTGAGTATATCGACAGCCTTGGCGACCCTATTTCGGTGGATATCGAGACAATCGGGATGGAAACGATTGCGTGTGTCGGTATCTCTGACCGTCCCGACCGAGCAATCTGCATCCCATTTATCGGAGGTCGTCTCCTCCCTTCAGAGCTTGCGTATGTTTGGAGGCGGCTGGACAATCTCTTTCGATCAAGAGGAATTATCGGCCAGAACATCCAATTCGATCTTACCCGGCTCGAACGATACGGGTTTCGCTTCCCACGAATACACTTCGATACCATGCTCGCCCACCACCTCTTGTACCCAGAGTTCGACCACGACCTTGGATTCATAACGAGCATATACACGAACGAACCGTATTACAAGGACGAAATCAGTACGGACCTATGGCCGTACAATTGCAAGGACGCTGCGTGTACCTATGAAGCGTACGAAGGGCTCACAAAGGAACTCAACCAAGCCAACCAAGCAGAGTACTTCAACGAACACGTCATGTCTCTCATCAGACCTATCATGCAAATGCAAGACGCCGGATTTGTACTTGACGTACCTGCATTGCACACGGCAAGAAAGAGAATGGAGCTTGAGCGGGAGTATCTCCAACTTAAACTCGAAGAAACCGTGGGATTTCCTATCAACGTACGAAGTGGGCCCGACCTTCGTTATCTGCTTCACGACGTGCTTAAGCTGCCTAAACTTAAGACTACTAAGACCGGCCAACTATCGACCGACGAAGACACTCTTAGACAGCTTGCTCACAGTAGTGACACGGCAACGCCTATCCTGAAACAAGTGCTAGATGTGCGCGAACGACGGACCATGCTCAGTGGGTTCCTCTCGATGGAAGCCAGTGAGGACGGACGGTACAAAGCGAACTATCTAATACATGGTACTAAGTCCGGCCGCCTAAGCAGCCGCGGGAGGGGCCAAGGGCCGCAGCTGCAGAACATTCCGGTGCGGGCTAGGCGAATGTTTGTGGCGGCGCCTGGCCACCTCCTGATCCAGGGGGATCTGAAGCGAGCGGAGGCGATGTTCGTCGCCTTCGACTCGACGAGCGCGAAGCTCCAAGCCTTGTACACCGATCCCACGATCAATCCGTATTGTGAGTTTGCCAGCGAGACGATGGGCAGGCGTATAACAAAAAGTGACGAGACCATCTACAAGACATTCAAGCAGGTAACCCATGCGAGCAACTACGGGATGGCTTGGAAGAAGCTTATCATGGTTCTCCGGCTGGCGGGTATTAACATCGAAGACCTCGAGATCCGCGGTCTATGGAGTGGTAAGAAGAAAGCCGAATTCCTTATCGACAGCTATCACGCTAGTTATCCTGAGATTCGAGGAGTATGGCACCGACGCATCAAAGATGTGGTTCGGCCCACCCGATGTCTACACGACGCTTTCGGGAGACGCCGTCTGTTTCTTGATAGAATGGACGACGACTTGTTCCGTAAGGCATTCGCCCAACGACCCCAATCCTCCATTGTTACAGTAACCAACATCGGGGTGCGTCGTCTCGTGGCCCAAGGCTACGCCGTCGTCGCACAAGTACACGACTCGATAGTCAACGAGGTGCCCGAAGAGCACGCGTACGCAGCGTGCGTGGCTCTAGAGCGCGCGATGACCACCCCGATCACATCCTGGGGAGGGACCTTTACGATACCTGTAGAAATCAAGGTTGGCTATAGCTGGGGGGATCTGCATGAGATTGAACTCGACGGCTTCGCTACTAGTCAAAGTGAAGGAATACTGGGTTGCATTCGACGAGTACGGGAAGTATCTGAAGACCGAGCCGTACATCAATGATGTAGGGGATAGGAAGGTGATCGTAAGCTTGGCTATGAAACGGGTCCGCTCGCTTCTGAGTAGGCTCCAGTATGAGTGACTCGTTTCTGGACAAGTACCTACGATATACCCACAAACAAGAGAGCCCGGCGGAGTTTCACCTATGGGTAGCCATGACGCTCGTGGCAGCAGCGATGGGAAGGAAATGCTACATCGACAGGGGGTACTACAAACTATTTCCGAACCTGTTTACCATCCTCGTTGCTGGTTCTGCGCGCTGCCGCAAGAGTACAGCAATCAATATTGGGATGCCCTTGTTGAAAGGTGTCCCTACCACTCGGGTGGTCTCAGGCAAGATTACTCCTGAGAAATTCATCGAGGAGATAGCGCCGGTGACGGGCGGGGTGCCACCGAACATATTGGTGCACTCAGGGGAGCTGGCGGTGTTCCTGACCAAGCAGCAGTACGGGGAACCCCTAATCCATATCCTCACGGACATGTATGACTGCCCCAAGGAATGGACGTACAAGACCAAGAACCGGGGCCAGGTGAGTCTAAATGATTTGTTCCTCTGTATTATCGCAGCTACTACTCCGGATGGCATCGCGAAGGGTATTCCCGCGTCGGCCCTCGAGGAGGGATTCGCAAGTCGAGTCCTATTCATCTACCAGTCCGATACACCTAGAAGAAACGCCATCCCGATCCTCACAGAGGAGGAGATCCTTCTTGGTCAAGAACTCGCGGAAGAATTAGCGTCGATCGGGCAGCTCGAAGGACAGTACACACTAGACGCAGAAGCTACCAAGTGGTTCGTGGATTGGTACGAAACCATGAAGCCCCCCGCTGACAAGCGGCTGGAAGGTTTCTGGGGTCGCAAGCACGATCACTTGCTACGTATTGGGATGATCCTCGCGGGCAGCGCCCACAGCACGGTGATAGAGCAGGCGCAGCTCGAGGCTGCCCTACTAGCGTTAGAGGCTGTCGAACAGAACACACCGCAGGCGCTGGCAGAGATCGGTGGGGACCAGATCACACAGTTCCTCACGCGCGCTGTTGTGCTGTGCGAGCGCAGCCAGAGGATCTCTCACTCTGAACTGTTGAGAAAGCTGTACCCGTGCCGCTCCGATACGTTCAAGATCTTGCTAGAGACAATGATCGACGGCGGCTACGTCAAGCGAGACGAAGCAAGACCGAACATATTGGTGTGGCTAGGTGGCATAGGCTGACAGGGGGCGGCCCCCCTGGACCCCCTCCGGACCCCCCGCCACCCCTCCCCGGGGAGGCTGGTGAGGGATATACCCTAGGCTACCAACAGAAGAACGGCCCATTGAGCAAAGTCCGCGGCACGGATAGATGCCTTGGGGCTAGCTCTCTGGGCCGTTCAAAATGTGAACGGGCAACATCACATCGCTGGTGTCGGAGCCCCTCCGGTCGCAGGGACCAGATTGCCGCGCATTTGCTGCTCGAGTTGGTTCATGTTCGCTGCCTGTTCGCTCGGCAGAACCCCCTGGCCCTTGAAGAAGTCCTCGGGGCCGTAGCCCGCATACTCGCAGAGGCGCATCGCCAGTCGAGCTGTGGTCTTGGGGTTCCGACCAGCGGCGACGTTCACGGCAACCTTCTGCAAGATCTTTGCTTGGGTCGTCGAGGTAAGGGCCTTCGCCACAACGACCGGCGAGGCCATTGCGGTAGCCATGTACAGCGCGTCCATGGCGCTGCCCGTGCCGCGGTAGAGATTCGAGATCGAGGCTAGCGTGGTGCCGGCGGTAGCTAAACTACGGGCGCCTCCCAACGCGTGGCCTGCCTTGCGGGCTGCGTCGTTCACGGTGTCCATGACGTGCGCGTAGTCGCGCCAATTCCTTGCGTACTCAGGGCCAAGCGTAGCCGTGAGGAAGTATTTGCCCTGCCCTCGAGCCTCGGTGCCCAGGGCCAGAACTACCTTCTCGGGCTGTACCACACCGTCCTTGACGGCCCCGCTCAAGAAACGCTCGCTGATGTTCCCGCGAATGTCTGCTAGGATTTCTGGCCCCCCGGGAGCATTGACAAGCGATCGTTCCAACTTCTTGTAGTTCCCGACGTCGTTCTTGTTGATGATCTTGTTCGCGTAGGCACGCATCCCGGCGGGGTTCTCCCTAAGCAGTCCCTGGACCAGCGCGGTGTTGTAGCCCTCGGCGTTTATGGCATCGTCGTGCTGGGTGAACAGCCGGTACTGCTTCTTCAGGCCAGGTGTTTCTAGACCTGCCATGACTCGCTCGTCGATCCGCTCTGCGAGCCATTTGGCCTGGCCCCGAGCTACGTTGTCTAGGGTATCGTCGTGGACCATCTTCCCGATATTCTGCCGAAGTTCTTGGACCGTATCCCACGGCATTGTGTCAGGTAGACCCCTGACCATTTCCTCACCAGCGACCCCCGCGGGCATGACCTTCTTCAGCGGCCCCAAATCGAACCGCGTCGAACTCGGGATGTTGAAGCCGACGGCATTCATCGCTAACCTTCGGCCCCCTGTCAGCGTGTCGATTCGCCCATTCAATGCGCCGTGGACCAGCTCTCCAACCTGCTCGGGCGGCACCATCTTGGTTAGACTGGTGCCCACGTCCTGCAACGCTGCCTCGGTCATCAGCTTCGATCGAGCCAGATTGTAGACGTGCATCTCAGGCTTGACCACAGTTTGGCTGTTCGAGACAAAGCCCCACATCCGCGAGAATGTGGACTCCTCGATTTCGCTTGGGATCAAACCCTTGCTCATCGCCACGCTGCGTGCTGCCTCAGGGTCCACACCCTGCGCTATCAGATTCCGCGACGCAGCGTCGTCCAGCTCAGGCGCGATGTACTTGCCGGTCATGCGCATGGGGTTGTACCACGCGCGTTCCTTGATCGAGGTTCCCGACAGACGTTCGTATGCAGACCTGAGCCGTGTGGCTTGCTTCTCGAACAGCGCTGCCGATTCGGGATCCACGGCCCGACGATACGGTGAGATCTTGCTCAGCGGCACGCCGGCGACCTGACCCCAAACCTCACCCCATGCTGCGTCTGAGCCTGCTGTCTTGGCGTTCTCGAAGTATTCGTCAATTGAATCTGGGGCCCCGGGGAGGTTGAGCGCGCGCTTGGCCCCATCGACTGTCAGCGACCCGGTACCGGCCCCCGCATAGGCACCGGCCGCCGCACCTGCTACCGTCACCGCCCCACCGGCCCACGGTCCTGCGACGGCGGTCGCACCGGCAGCCAGGGGGGATACCATCCGAGCACCTTGCGCTGCGCCATACATCGAGGCTGCCATCGGCACGCCGACTTCGGCTACCTTCTGGCCCAGCCCCTTCTCCTCGGGGAGCGCCGGCGGTAGTTCCTCGCCCGTAGCCCCAGCACCCTCGCCGCTTAGGAACGCTCCCGCCGGGCCACCTTGGACGTTGGGAATCTTCAGCTTTTCTAGGTCCGCGCGGAGCTTCTCGATCTTCAGGGCAGCCTTTTCGCTCGCATCCATTACTGTGGCCTCAGTTCAGGGTGCTCTTGGTAAGCACGCTCCAGTTGCTCTTGAATGCTCGCAGCCATTTCGGGGTCGGTGTATTGGGTGGGATCGAACGCCGGTTTCTCCACGACTCCCACAGGCGTCTCCGTGCTCTGAGCGTTCTCCTCGCCTGCGCTAGTATCGACTTCGCCCTTGCCGTAGTTCCGATAGAATTCCCGATTCCGTGCGTTCGCGTCGATGCCCCCGACACCCTGCGCTGACAGTCGGCGCTGGATCACCGCCTGGCCCCGCACGTGGTTCTCGATGGCATCGCTCGAGAGGTACGCCCCACTGTCCAGCAACGTCTTCGGTAGCTTCCCGCCCTTAGCGAGCACCTCACCTGGATCAAGGATCGGAACCCCATTGGGAACCTTCTGGCCGTATGACTTCGCGATCCCCATGTCGATAGCTGCGTCTTCCTTCAGGCCGTTCATAAACTCGGGTAGCGCCCGCTCAAACGTCGCCTGGCTATTGAAGACCGATGGGATTTGCTTCTGGATATCTGTTCGCTCGGCGTCCGTGGTCGCTCGGCCCGAGAGGAACAACGTGTACTTCGCCCGAAACTGGTGCGCTTGCATCCGGAAGGCCTCGATCTCGGGATCGCTCTTCCCTGCCTTCTCTAGTATGTCGAAGAAGGGCTGCCTGAGGTAACCCACCGGAATCTTGTTGCGTCTCTTCAGGTCTAGGTACGTGTTGGTCAACTCATCGAGGCGGTTGACCATCTTGACCGTGCCCTTGTAGTCGATCCGCTCCCGAGGATCCGGTATCTTCACCACTGGCGCTGACGCCTTCCGCATGGCATTAGCGTAGTCCATGGCCCCACTGATGTTCCCCTCGTCGAGCATCTGCTTCATGATGAAGCCCTCGACCTGGGGCAACGTCGGTGCGGTCTGCTGCCAGATTTTGTCCGCGTATCGCTGCATCGTCTCCTTGTCTGCGCCGCCCTTCTGGGCAGCCTTCGCATCGGCTAGCAGCTCGCTGAAGGCATTGTACGGCTTGTCGACGTCCCGCAGACCCTTCGCGAACTCCGCCGTAGGTGTCCCGTCCTTATTCAATACCGAGCGCGCCAGAAGTTCTGGGTTCTTTATCGTCCCGTCAGGGTTGCGGTCGACCTGGTAATGAGGGTTCTTGCCAATGACACGTTCAGCATTCTCGAGATCGTCGGTGTCTTCCCGAGACAACGGCTGCCGCTGCGCCTTCGCGATCAGCAGGCTGCGCGTTCGGTTGGCATCGTCTACCATCCCCTCACTGGTATGCCGCTCGTTCTCTGCCTTCTGACCCAGGGTCTGTTCCTCAACTAAGCCGATGCGAGCGTTTGTTTCAGCAGTCTGTGCCTGAATCAGTGGCAACCGAGCTTCGTGCTCGGCCCGGTCCTGGGCACTCTTCTCGTACCCACGCTTGACTTCCTCAGTCCCCTTCCAGCGATCGAAGTCTTCCTGCTTCTGGCGGAACGCGAGGTTCTCGTCGAACTCTTGTAGCCTACGATTGTGCTCGGACTCCGCGATCGCCTGACGCGATCGACTCTCGTCCAGCTGGCGCTCGTATTGCTTCCGCTTTAGTTCCTCATCTTCGAGGTTCCCCATCACCCGCTCGACGTTCGAGGGTTCGTTCCCTAGCACACCCGAACGTTCCATGAATTGGGTAATGTACATCATCCGCTGGATAGCAGCGTCATTGCCCCGCGTCGAGTAGACCTTGCCCATAGCTCACCTCAGGCGGCGTAGGCCCCACCGCGCGGCACCCCGCTGCCCCACTGGATTCCGCTCGAGACGAACGGCGGCACCTCGCTCTGGCGAATGAAATCTTGGTAGGCCCGAGCCATTGCCGCTTCGCGGGCACCGTACTCGGCCTGCGCAATGCCAGCCTGAGCACCCATGACATTCCCCATGCCTTGGGTCCGAGTGGCCTGAGCTTGGTTGTAGGCTCCCATTGCTCCCTGCCAGCCCTGTTGGCGGACCGTCTCTGCGGACTGCCGCATCTTCTCGAGATCCGACTGGAAGGTCTGGGCCTGGAGCCCGATGTCTTGGGTTTGCTTCTGTCGCAGGTCGGCCTGCTGCTGTAGGTTCGCGCTTGAGTATAGGGCACCCCGACTGCCGAGAGTCTCACCAATCTTCGATGCTTGGTTCCCCGCCTCGCGGTTCGAGACGTCGAGGTACTTCTGCATCATCGCATCGAAGTGCGGGGCTCGGGACTCCTCAGCAAACCGGCCAACATTCCCAGCCTCAGCGCCAACAGCCAGGTTCATTACCTGCGCGGCGTTGTTGGTGGCAGCCTGCTCACCCGAAACCATGTTCGTATACACGTCAGCGGTCTTACCCCCACCGACGTAGTACGGTTGAATGGTTTGGTTGGTAGATGCAGACGCTTGCTGCATCTGGTTCCCGGTCTGTGCTTGCTGGCCCATTGGCTACCCCTTAGTACTGATGCTCAGTGGGGCCGTGCAGGATGTTCTCCAGCTTGCCCTTCACCTTCTCGTGCCGGGCCGTGACCCGCGCGAGGCGGTTCTCCTTGCCTTCCACGCCCGTCAAGGCGCCGATCCTGCCCTCGAGGCGCTCGTCCCGCTTCTGTAGCCTCTGAGCCCTCGCAGCCCACTTCGGCGTGTCGCGGCCCTCTGCCTGTGCCGTACGGGCGCGCTCTTTGGCGAGGTACATCGTCTGCTCTGGGGTCAACTGCTGCTGTGCCCCTGACGCAACATCCTCGTACTTGACCCCCGGGATGTTCTCCCCGTGGGGACCGGTGAACCCCAGCGCAGCTGCTTCGCTAGGCTTCATCTCCGGCATGTTGACGTTCATTTGTGCCTTGGCCGGATCGCCACCGCTCTCGGTGAACCCCGCGAAGCTAGGGTATCTGGTGTTCGCGTTGGCGACCGTCAGGCGTGCGTAGTAGTCCCGCATCGCTTTGTCGTTCGGATCCATCGGGATCTTCTTGATCTCGGGTTGCCCCCCGCCGCCACCGCCACCCATCGCGCCCTGGCTTTGCGCCACCTGCATCCCGGTCGCCGCGACTGTCGCCACGCCGGCCACCACGGCTGCTGTTACTGCGGCCATAACACCTCCTAATCGAAGAAGCTCCAAAGAATTAACCGCCCGTCAATCGGTGCCTCCCCAAACCCGAAGAACGGGACCGCTGCATGTAGCAAATCACTACGCATAATCACCGCCCGATTCGGAACACAATCGACCCCCGCAATTATCTGCCATGCGTCCATGTTGCTGTGGTCGCGTTCCCAAGCGTCTAGCTCTGCTTGGTTCCGTGGATGCCTAGTCATGCCGGTCTCTCGATGGCGAACTAACACCGTACCTCCAGGCCCAGCGTTCATGTACACGAACGACGCGTACTTCGAGACCTCGGCATCACTATGCGCCCACTGGGGCGGCTTGGTGCCCTGGACGCTCAACCGAAACGCGCAGATCTTCAGGGCTATCCTGTAGCCCATCAGCCACGATAGTGCATGTATTAGGTGCTCTTGGGCAGCGTTCGGAACCGGCGTCCCAATGCCCTGGTAGACAACACCGTCAGGCCCCTGCTTGTCCTCATACTCAAGCCGTAGACAATACGACCGCAGCAGGCGGAACTCGCCTTCGGGGAAGAAATCGTCCACCGAGTATAGGTACGGCGTCATATCAGCTTGACGTAGTGAGTCTCGAACGCTGTGTACCCATGCTTCTCGTAGTACGGGCCAAGCCGCTCGGGCATGTTATGTAGCATAAATGCCATCGTTACACGGGTACACTTGCGATCCTTAGCCCACTCCTCGAACGCCTCGAGTAGCGCGTTGCCCGCCCCCTTCTGTGCTCCGGGCCACACGTACCAGAACAGCTCGCTGGCGCACCGCTCGCCATCGAAGACGTTCTCATAGATCACCCCCGCTATCGCCCCCCTCAGCTCGAAGTTCTCGTGGTAGCACAGGACCGTCCCGATCCCCTGGCTCATGAACTCTCGCATCTTCTTCGTGAACACTAGCGGGTCGAACTTCATTAAGCCGGCTCCGTATAAGTTCGCGAAGATTATACCCATTTCCTGTAGCTGATGCAGGTCGTCGTTCGTCGCCGTCGCTATATAGTTCCTCGGCGAGGATTCCGAAGATGTGGTAGTCCCGGTAGATTCCATCTCGCAGGTGCGCCTTTCTCATCACGCCCTCGAGCTTGAAACCCAATCGCCCAACGAGCTTGATGGCTGTTTTGTTGTCCTCTGGCAGCGATACCGTCATCCGAACCAGTTGTGCGCGGTACGCGAAGTCCCGCATCGCAGCGAGCAGCACACCCTCCCGGCCCCGTAGCCGGCGATCGAACAACACCACATGCATGTTCGCGTCTAGTCGGGGGCGCACCTGTGTCGCCGCAGCTAGGCCAATTATCTCCTCGCCGTGCACGATCTCATAGAACTGATTCGTGGGCGCCAGCATTCCCTCTTTGAATACCTCGAACGTGCGCGGGATTACGTCATCAAACACTTGTGGGTACTGCCGCATGCGGTCCCACAAATGTTCGAGCTTACCCTTACTCAACACCAGTGGGCGGAAGTTCAGGTCCGATGCCTCGGAGGAGCATTGTGGTGCCAACTGGCCGTTCGACTGGGAAGAATTCGCCGCTGGGAACATAAACCTCGCTATAGCCTCTCCAGCTAGGCCGACCAGCTCCGCTCTCCACGGGGTAGCGGAACCGATAACGGCGTACGTGACTCGTTATATTCGTGTCCACGAACTCGAAGCCCCAATGGTCCTGGCGGGGCGTCACGATCAATGACGTCGGGAACGTCTGCCCCCGATCAATGCTTATCTCTAGTAGGTACGACATGCTCACTGGCAATCTCGGCCAGCCCGTAGCGACCATTACCCGCTCCAGCGTTGCGTTGTGCAACAGAGCCGGTGGGTTCTGGCCGTTGAGGCCCTGCCAGTACATATCCGGGGTATCCACCAGCATCTCTATCCCACCGTCAGCCGGCCTCGACAATCGGTCCCCGTCGATACGTTCGTCGATCACGAAGAAGTCCTTGTCCCTCGAGGCCAACAGCACCGGGAAGACCTGTGGGTAGCCTGTCCCGTCGTACCCCGGCGAGCCCGTCAGCCCCGTCTGCCAGAATTCGTATAGGGCACGGAGGCTAGTAAACACATCGCGGGTCCAGGTATCCCGAAGATAATCGTAGATCAACACCACGCATTCGGTGCTCTGCCACTTCGGGATCACTAGGTGATACTCCTTGAATGCTGTAAACACGGTCCCGAATGGCATGTTCATCCAGTTGCTATTGTCACCCTGGTCGAGAATCTGTCTCAGGTAGTTGTGGATAGGTGTCCCGATCGGCGTCGTCCTCGAGCCATCCCACACATGCACGTTGAAGTCGTTGCCAACAAATACGTGGAATTGACCAGAATTCGCAAGCGTCCACGGGCACATACAGCCGAGCCCGAACACCCGGCCCTGCGGTAGGAATGGCGCGGTGTCATCGCCCGTCGCTACAATCTCCGTCACCGACGAGTTACGATACACAACGAGTCGGTCGTTCAGTACCCGGCCCCCAGTTATCGGTTCGACCACGCCATCGTACAGGTCGAGCCACCCACCACGGCCTAGACCTTGAACCCAGTCTGCGTAGTTCGCCCGTGCGCTCCACTGTAGACGATTCCCGGATCCGATCAAGTTCATCAGGAATACTCGGTTGTTGAAGTATTCAACGAATAGTCCTTGTGGACTTGACAAGACCTCTACCGAGAACACACCCGGCGTCGTTGCCTTTATGGCAGACACCGTTGAGGCCCGGGCAATGAATAGTCGCTCCTCTCCCTGCGACCAGGAGAACCGACGGCTCAGCTGGGATACTGGTGGCAATGCTATCGGGGTACCAAGCAGGTGCGTCGTGGCGTTATACGGTGAGGCATCGTTGTCGTTCAAAGCATTTGCTTGCAGCGCGAATATCGTCCGGTTCCCAAACACATCAGTGTGCTGCGCGAAGTCCATGATAACCTTGGCGCGCGTCTGCAGGACAGCAGACCGCCCGGGGCACTTCATCACCTCCCCGAATCGGAACCGCACGTTCTGGCACCACGGACTCATCTCCGGGCCTAGAGAATCAGCCACTGCGCTGGTGTAGAGACCCTTGGTCGGGACTTGGTTCCGGATTAAGATCTGCTGGGCCACTACGCGAACCTCACCCCGATGGTGGTCTCATAACCGTCGTCTTCGAGCAGCGGGTTGTCCTGCCGGTTACCTAACTCAGCCTCGATACCTTGCTTGACGCCTTGGGATTCCTCGTAACGCTGCAGAGCCCATAGGCCCTTGGATACCGTCAGCAGCGTCAGCATTTCGTGCCACTCGCGCTCTAGCGGAAGTTCCATACCCGACATTAGTTTAGGGAGCCTACGTCGATACCGCATCGTCAGCGGCCGGTCGGCATCTGGGATAGGATCTAGCTCAAGGTAGTTCTCGTACCGCGCGAAGCGCATCGGGATGCCCTTGGTACGATAGATGCGGTCTATGACTTGCCAGTGTACCTGGTCCAGCTTCCGCTCGGGATCGCGCAGAGACAGAATGAACCAGAAGTCTGCCGGCACCTCTAAGCGAGGAACGTCTACCTTGGCTATCACCGTGTACAACGCATCAAGCTCACGAAAGCTCGCCTTCGGAGCTTGCGTCAGCTCCGTGAAGGCGTCCATCGCCCATTGATCCACCCGAGTTGCCAGATCCTGCCGATTCCCCAGCCTCTTGATCACCTCGTTCTTGATGTCGTCGTACGTCTGTGGATTCATTAGGCACCTTCTCTCGAATCAGGGCCTCACACATGGCGATGGCCCCCTCGATTCGATGGACCTGCTCCCCGATTTGCTTCAATGCTTCCTGGCCCTCAACTAATCGCTGCTTCATCTCCCGAAGCTGCTTGTCGAGGGCCGCCTTGTGTTCGTCGACTGTCATTACGGTATCGGCTCCGGCTCTGGCAAACCTGCGCGGGTGAACCACGCATGGACGTGTTGTGGCTCGCAGTACACTATTGACACCTTGTTGGCATCCCCACCAAGCGACATGGGTTCGAGTTCCAGAACTGGCATGCTTGAAACCTGAATACGAATCCAGCCCTCCCCTGTGTCACTGGTCTTGCCGCATATTGCACACTCTATTGTCATCTAGCTAATCTCCCCGGCTAGAAGCCGGCTGTTAAAGCCCGATTGGGTGATAGAGCCCGCTGAGGCCCCGCTGTTGTAGACTTGGAGCTTGTACGTGTACGTTCCTGCCGCACCCGGAAAGTCGAACTCGACACAAGGAGGAATAGAGTAGCTCCCAGCAGCAGCAAACTTCCACCCCTGGTCGACGTGCACGACAGTCCCGTTCCGTGTCCACTGCAGAGAACCAGCGTTCTGTTGCGTGCCGAGTGCGTTGTATACTAGGCCATGATAACCTAGCAGAATAACCATCGCATTTGCCCGCGTTGTGAACGCTGTCAAAGTTGCTACATCGACCCAAGTGTTGTAGGCAGTAGTGGTGAAGCCAGTTGAAACCGCCGCCCAACCCCAGTTACCAACGGGGCAGCCACCTACTGTCTGAGGTCGATTGATGATACCATCCTGTGCGTTAAACCAGACCTTTCCGTCGCTGCCTCTTACCCAGAGATCCAGCCGACTCGTCCCAGCAGCGTCGATATGGTCGATGCGCCACTGGTCGATGTCAGAGTACATCGAGGTGATCCATGAGACTTTGGATGTATCGTCACGGACGTTCGCCCCGTTGTTATTGATGTTCCATTGCGTCGCCTCACCAGAGCCCGCAATGAAGCGATGCTTGATCGTGCGCGGACCGTAGGTGATCGACGGCAATGTCGAACCTGAAACTCCTCCTATAATCGTCATCTGCCCTGAGTTGTTGAGCACGAGTGGATTAGCAGACGAACCACCACTCGCTGCCTGACGGGTAATGACGAAATTATCTACCTGATCGAACTGCAACGTCCACGATGGGATCGACGCATCGTCCTGCGTCCAGGACGTACCATCGTACTTTCTGTTCTTGCTAAAGCCGACCCAATCTAGGCTTGGGAGCGAGATGAGGCGCCCCTTAGCGGTCCGCGACCCAAACAAGATCGAGGCACTGTCGATCCCTCCAGCAGTCGGGCCGGGAACTATCACCGGGCGCGTAGCCGTCGCAGGCGTCAACGCCGTACCCGTATCTGTCCAAGCTGTAGCACCTGCCGGAACACCTGTTATCTTTCCCCAAGAAACGTCGGTTACATCTGCGTCATTTATCACTCCGGGCTTAAGTGTTGGGTTCGGGTAATTTCCGGTAAGATCTCCCCCAGCAGCAGCGGTGCCTGCGAGCTTAGTATCTGTGTATTGTTTGGTTGCCAGATCAAGCGCATTCACTGGATCGGTGATCGCACGAACGGTACCATCGCTGCGGAAGGTTAGAAGAACTGAATGTGCTCCCGCAGCAGGAGCCCGCTGGATAGTAATCTGGTCGGCACCCAGGTCCATCCGAAAACGCCAAGCCGGCTTTGTGTTGTCGTCCTGGGTACCACCGTCCGAAGCATTGACCGACCAGATACCATAAGTACCTGCTGATGGTGCAATAATCCGTGACTTTGCCAACGCGCCGCTCGGGCCGGCAGTAATCGCGTTGCTGGTCAGTGGGCTAATCACCGCAAGCGATCCCTGCGCCGTGAAATTCCCTCCGTTGCTGAATGTGAACATCGTGCTGGTGGCACCGGCAGCAGCTCCGGCAGCACGATAGTTAAGGAACGCGCTCCCATTAGCAGTCATCAACATGTGCCAGGAGCCCTTGCTCGCATCCTGTGGGATCCACGGATTATTCAGCATCAAAATCAGCTGATCAGCGCCCCCTGCCCGCGAGAGCTGCGCCCACGTCGAGGCACCCGACGCAGTATCACCACGCACCGTCGTTGTCGCCCCGTAAACATCAAACACACCCGAAGCTTTGAAGGCGACCGGGTTCGGATAAGATCCCGACAAATCCCCGCCAGCAGTTCCACTTGGAGGAAGCGTAGTTGGTGCACCTGTGATCTTTGCCCAAGCGACGTCGGCGATCTTTGCGTCTGTTATTGCGCTATCTGCAAGCTTCGCGGTGGTCACGGCTAGGTCGTTTATCTTCTGGGTGCTCACTCCGGCCGGGGCATCCGCAAGGAACGGGGTGCTGATCTGACCCTCGGTGATCGAGGCCGGTGGTGTGGTAGTCCACAGCATACCAGTAGCAGAAGGATTTACCGTAAGGATCATGTTGGCATTACCCGCGGTGAACGCGGGTGGAATCGAGTTGTTCAAATCAGCATCGAGCTTCGGGCGGGTCACCTTGGCAAGAGCGATGGTCGGTGCTGGATACGTGCCGGTTAGATCCCCGCTAGCTGGACCGCTCGGTGGTAGGGTTGTTGAGACGGTGCCCCATACCAGACCAGTACCCGCGCCATCCACTAGGAGTTGCTTGTTCGCCTCCGGCGTCCCGTAGGATGGCACGAGCTTGGAAGTAACATTTGGTGCCAGCTCGACAAGCGAGACGCTACCATCGAGTATCTCAGTCCCGCCTACCGCTCCTGCCTTGATCGTTGGGTTTGGGTAGGTGCCCGCTAAGCTACCACCTGCGGCTCCCGTAGGAGCTAAACCCGTTGGGGCGCCCGTTATCTTGGCCCATGCCAGCGAGACAATCTTCGCGTCGGTGACCTGAGCATCGCCGATCTTGATTGTGGTAATGGCACCGTCAGCGATCTTCGCGGTGGTCACGCTCAACGCAGCTAGCTCAGCTGTGCCAACCGAGCCGTCAAGAATCTTCGATGCATCTACCGCATCAGCTGTCAGCTGCGCTGTGCCAACCGCTCCGCCAGCGATCTTCGCCTGCGTTACGGCGAGGTTTTGGATTTCTGCTGTGCCAACAGATCCGTCGATAATCGCCCCAGCCCCAACGCTATTGGCAGCCAGCTTATTGACCGTGACTGCCCCGTCAGCCAATTTCGCGGTTGTAACGCTGTTATCTGCAAGAGCGAGGCTGCCGTCAAGTCCGCTGTTCCACGCGCTGTAGAGCGTGTCGAAGTCAGCGTCGACCTCAGTCGCCCATATACTCCTGTATCCTTTGTCATAGGATTGCTGGAATGTTGGGACGTTCCCGCGCTTGGTCGTGCGTACGATAGTTGCCATTATGGCTTCTCCTCACACGCGTGGCCCTCACCGTACCATTCCCCGTCATACCACTGCGCGCCGTACCACGCGTCGTCCACCGCCTCGCCTTGGCAAGTAACTGGCTGCTCGACGTTGATGACCTCCTCCTTGGGCGGAACCATCTCGGCCAGGTAGTCGGTATGGGTCTTCTCGTCGTTGCAGTATATATCGACCAGACGGTTGGTTCTGTAGTGCCGCATGCCCTCGCTTCGCGGGAAGTCAAATCCACAGATGTAGCACTCGAACCACTGCTCGCCCCGACGAGGAAATTTCGGGCCCGAGTCTGAACTGCCAACCCACTCTTCTCTCATGGTGGCTCCACCGCTTGCCCGATTATGCCCATCGTAAAGAGGGCTGCCGGGCCTCCTATTGACTTCGTAGCCGTGTCGTTGTTCACGAGACGCATGCGAAATCGGGCATTTGCTGGGACGTACATGAGCATTGCGATGTTGCAATCGACCGGCAGACCGCCGGTCCAAGCTGCCCGTGTGAACCAAGTTGACCCACTATTATCGCTTTCCTCTAGAGTCACGGTGGTGCTCACCGCGTTTGGAGTTACAAAGTGACAATAGAACGTCAAGTGGGCCCACGAATTGAAAGCAGGCGCGAAGATCATATTGCTGGTAAGTACCACGCCCCCCGACGAATACCAAATGTTCGGGAGCGCGATGGTGTACGGGCCCCCCGGGGCGAAGTCCTGCTGCGTGCCGCTCCACAGGCCACCTGCTGTCGCTAGCAACTTATCGGTACCGAGTGTACCGTCGAGGATAGCGTCCCCGTCGATAAACCCCGCTCCGCTGCCTAGGAAGATTCGCTGCAGATCGTCAATGAGCTGACGCGCCCAGAACATCAGGTCGTCGGCGCTCTGCAGTCGGGTGAGGCTGACTAGCGACTTAGCCACACTTATCTCCCCACAAGCGGAGCTGCTCGAAGCGGTCTAGGTAATCCTCCTGGGCAAACTCGGCTGCGCTGATTGCGTCGGCAAGGTTGTCAGCCCGACCGACGCAACCAGGCAGTTTCGGGAACCGCACCTCCCAACACTCCCCAGTGTGTTCTGCTTCGATGCGGTACCGGGTATCCATTATACACCTAGCCTGAAATCTTCCCAGGTGGTGGTCTTCAGGGCATCTGCGGCATTCACCCAGATGACCCACGGAGTCCGATTCGGGCTCTGTAGGATCAGGCCAGACGGTGTTCCCGGCGCAGATTTGATCCAGACTCGGGTGTTGGGCTCTAGCTTCCCGCGAACGATGGAGATGTTCTCCGACCGAGGATCGGTGGTCGGTGGGGTACCGATACCAATTCCTCCTAGATCACTGACCGTTACCACCGCGCGAGTCCCCACAGCATCGTCTTTAGGAATCACTAGTTGGCTGTTGGTAAGCGATCGGAGGAACACCGCGCAGTTCACGATCTTGTTGTCCCCATACGTTGCTGCGCGGTTGAAATCGCCGCCGGGAGCAGCCCTATGCTGAAGGGTACCGGGAGCCGTTCCAGCAACGAATAGCTCCCGATACCGCACGTCCGGGGTTTGCACCACGATCGACCCCTTTGCCCCGGGCTCTGGCTCGATAACCCACAGGCAATTGGGCCACTTTTCGTTCCCGATGGACGTTACACCTGACCACCGGGCGATTGCGAGTTCTTCAGCCATTTGTGTCCCTCCTTCCTACCCGTTCATATTATGAACGGGCAAGACGTCAGGCACCCTGGCTTCCGTAGATGCCGCGCCACTCACCCGCTCCAACGGAGAACCGCTGGAACGCCTTGAACTTCGCATCGCCGGTATCGAAGTCGTCGCCGTTCTGGAACCGCACCGCCTGCCGCTCGAAGAAGTTCAGGTCGTGGTCACCCTTCGAGGCGAGCAGGAACCAGCTGTCCGGATCCACGATGTAGTGCCCGACCATGTAATCCAGGCCCTCTTCGCGGAGCGCGTTGATCTCGTTGTTGCTGGTGTACGGCCGGAACTCCGAGCCAAGGATCTCCCGGGCAGTCATCTTCAGCTGCGGCCCGCACAGCAGCAGCTTCGGCTTCACGACCACCGGGATGTCCATCTCGTCGGACAGGGACTCGAAGCTGATGATCGCAGCCTCGAGAGACGTCGGGCTCAGGTCTGCGTCAGTAGCCGCCCGGTTCGAGCCAGTCCCACCGCCGAGCTTGGTGTGGGTTGCACTGATCAGAGGCTCGCTCGCACCGAACTTCGGGAAGCCCACCTCGGTGGTGAACCCGTTGTTCAGCATGTTGAAGAAGGCGACCTCGCGAGCGTTCCGTGCAGCCTTGGAAAGCTCCTTGGTGTTCTTCTTCATGATGTTGTAGAGATCGTCTTCCATCATCTCGAGAGTGACGCGGAAGCCGAGCCCGTAGGTCAGGTGGGTGTAGCGCTTCTTCCCACCCTGCCGGAAGTCCTGGTACATGATGCCGCGGCCCTCAGGCTTGATCGGCATCGAGCCCAGGCCACCGACCTCGAGGTCTTCTTCCCACGCCCTCGAGGACTTCTCCATGTTCGCGATGCGGCTGTACTCCGCCTCGCGCTCATCGAGGTACTGGAAGAACACCTTGCGTAGCCCGGGGGCTAGCAGGTAACTAAACGCACCAGTTACGTTTGGCATCTCCCCCTCCTACGCCGTCTTCGCCATCTGTGTGGCGGATTCGAGGAACTTCCCGACGGCGATCGGGTTGTTGCCAGGGATCTCGGTGTAGATCTCCATGACCAGGAACGTCCCCGCAGTTGCCCGATCCGCTGCCCACAGCGCGCCCGTCTTCTTCACGGTGACGAGCTTGCCCAGGTCCGCTTGCACAGCGCCCGCCATCTGGATGGCGAACAGGGTGTCATCGTTGGCGATCCACACGGACACGGGCTTCCCCGCTGCCGGTGGCTCGTACCGAGAGGCTCCGGCGCCGTTTGCGGGCTGTGCCGCAACTCCAACGACCGATGCCGCCGGCGTCGCAGCCTCCGCGACTTCCCCTGACGCGTTCAATACGACCGGGGCGCCGAGGTCGAATGTCTGGCCCGTAGCCTCCTTGAACGACTGAGTGCGAGGGCTATTCCCGCTCACAGTCTGATTGACCGTTAGCTGTCGCATGACTACTCCTCCAGGTCCACGTCATCCCGCGACACGCTGCCCGGGTACCCAGGCACGTCGCGGTGCTCCTCGTACGCCCGGTCGCCGACTGAGGCCTTGAAGCTCGCAGTCACGCCGGTCGCCAGAGCCTTGACCTTCTCCTTGGTCCGCCGACGGTACTCCTCGTGCAGCTCCTTCGGAATGCGAGCGAGCACGAGATCCCCAACTTCGACCTGGCCAGTGACCTGCTCACCAGCCTTCATTGGGGTATTGTCGGAGCAGACGCCCTCCTCAGGGCCGCCCTGCACAATTTCGTACTTCAGGAAATCGCGCTTGCGGGTGAGGTTCAGTTTCTCCTTGCGGAGCCACCTGTAGTGGTAGTTGGGATCCTTGTTCTTGACCTCGAGCGGATCGTACTGACCCGAGGCCATCTTCTTGTCCGCTTCGTCGCGGGTAACCTCTATACCCATCTACTTCTTCGCTTTCCGAGGACGGTCGCCCGCCGGCGTACCCCACTTGTGCCAGTCGTCCTCGTCCATGTTGAACGCCTTCATCACATCACGCTCTTCTCGCGTCATGGGAGTCTTGCGTTCCCGAGGCTCAGCAGCACTCGCCCCTTCGGGACGCGATGCACGCTCGCGCTCTTCCTTACGTGCCTCCTCAAGCTCCTCTTCAAGGTGCTGCGAACGCACGTACTTCAATGCCGCCGTGTACGATCCGGGCTTCGCCTTCACGTCAAGGGGCATATCCTTCATGAATTCGTCGATCTCGTCTTCGTACTTCTCGAATTGCTTGCCATGCTTTGCATGGGCAGCCTCTCGTTCGGTATTGGCCGTTCGGCCGAAATACTCTTGGACGATCGGGCCCACGCGCATCGTGACGAGGTCGTTCATTGCAGACACGGGATCCTCATCGAAGCGATCCCGCAGAGTCTTCACGGCCTTCTGAGCAGAAGCATCGCCCTGACTAGCTGCGCGTTGAATCTGCTCTAGAATCAAGTTGACCTGGGCCCTCGCAGTCGTGGCCTCTTCGAGAGCACGCTGCGTAGTCCCACGAAGCTCTTGATTCTCTTGCTGAGCCTGCTCAAATCGAGCCTTCAGATCATTAGTTTCGGCCTCAGCCTTTTCGGGCTTGGTCTCTTCCTTGATCCGAGTACTCGGCTCGATTTCCTGCTCAACTGTTGTAGCTTCCTCGGCGTCCTGCATTATCATCTCCCACGCCCTGCATCGCCTCTTCGAGACGATCCATGAGCTTATCACCGAACTCGATCATGATGTTGAGTGCGTTGAATTCACCTCGAATGAGTAGGCACTCTTCCCAGCTACCCACCGACGCCAGCCGGAGGAGGCAGTCCTGGCGGGCCGCCAGGAGGTGCTCCCACAGCATCACCCATTCCGGCTCCGTTTGTATCCGATGGAGGGCCTCCCGGAGGTTGCCCAGGTCCTCCTGGTGGGGGGTTTGCGGCACTGTCGGCCTCCAATTGGGCAGCGAGACTCTCTGGTAGGAGAGTGTCGATTGCCCGAATTTCGAACGTTTGAACGATCTGCTCCATTAGGTACCGCGCCCCGTCGCACATCTGCAGGGCCATCTTCTGGACCGGCGGCGGCGTTGTCGGGGC